ATTATGACAACTCGCCTGCAAAACCCTGTGCATAATCAGCGTTTCAGATTAGAAGCCTCGATTCGCCAAGCCACGGCCAGGTGGGGGTGCCATCCCCCCGTGGGGGGTGGTGTGCGTTTGCGTAAGCAAGCAGCAGCATATTTATTCTTTCCGAGGTCATGGTGAGGGAATAGGGCCGAGGTTCACGAATTCCCTAGGGGTATTTTGATGGGGTACGCGCCGAAGAAGGGTGGGCCTGTTCGGGGGGCGGAGCGGGTGGAGGTGCTGTCGTCGCAGACGTGTTTGAATTGTCGGCATGTGGTGACGGACCATCATCGGGCTGGGGGCGGGCGGCACAATGGGCAGAATGCGCAGTGGCGTGGCAGTCGGGACCATTGTATTGGGGATCGGGACACCTGTGGGTGCCGTGGGTTTGTGCAGCCGCACACGTTCACGCGGCATTCCGTACGGATGGGATCGTAGGGAAAGGAGTGGGGGATGGCGGACACGAACTATACGGTGACGCTGACGTGCAATACGCATAATGCGGCGCATGTAGCGAAGTTGGAAGAGGAAGTGGTTCGGATGAAAGAGAGCTTGGTCGGGCGGGAGTTTGGGGCGGTGACGACGCTGGTGACGCTGACGGTATGAGGCGCAATCCTTACTGGCTGGGGAATCTTCTGTGGCGTCTGGTGGTGAGTCCGTTTGTGCCGTGGTCGTTGGGGAGGCGCCCGGCGTGGGTGACGCGGAATCTTGGGGATTGGTGGAAGGAGGACGTATGCCGAACCAGATGCGACGAGGGATGAGAGGGACGCCGAGGGCGGGGAAGGCGGGGACGGAGATACGGAAGTGGAAACCCGTAGGGATCTTTGGGCCACGGGGCCGTGGGATCCTGGCGCGGGGAGTGTTGGGGCGGATGGAGAGTCCGGCGGAGGCGAAGGATCGGCGGCTTGGCTAACAGGAGGGACGCATCATGCAAGCACCAGGGAGTGTGACGAAGCAGCAGGGGGCGGGGGAGTCGGGGTTGGGCAAGGGAACATCCAAGTCGTCAGGCGGGAGCAATCAGGGGAAGGTGGGGGGCGTGACGCCGCGCTACCTGGCGCATCCTCGCATGAAGGGGCAGTAGGTGGCGTTTACCACCGGCACACCGAAGTATTGGTATTTTCCGCCCGAGAAGCGCTTGCAGTTGTGTCGGGATCTGGAGTTTGAGACGAACGCCGTCCAAGATTTGATCACGGCGGACCCGCGCCGGCATGTGATCTTTCGGGCGGCACGGCGTGTCGGGAAGTCGTTTGCTGGGGCGAAGCGGCATTTTCCGCTCTCGCTCATGCCGAAGAGTCTGCATTGGATTGTGGCGCCGACGTACGATTTGGCGCACAAGGAGTTTCGGTATTGGTTGGATTTTCTGCTGGCGTTTCAGGCCAAGGTGGGGAAGAAGTGTTTGAGTTCGGTGTACGAGCAGCCGGGGGCGGGGAACCTGTCGATCAAAACCACCTGGGGGGCGTTGGTGCTGGGGAAGTCTGCGGCGAATCCGCAATCGCTCTTAGGGGAAGCCTTGGATTCCGTGCTCTATGCCGAAGCGGCGCAGCTCACGCGCGACATTCGGGAGCGCTATGTGCGGCCGTCGCTGGCGACGAAGGAGGGGTATGAAACCTTTTGCACCACGCCGGACGCGGCGGGGCTCTGGCTCTACGAGCTGGAGTTGCGTGCCGCCGTCTTGCCTGACGACTGGGGCCTCTACACGATGGCGGCGTGGGACTGTCCGCATTATTCCACGGTCGATATTGCGGCGGCGAAACAGGAGTTGAGCGAGGACGCCTTCTACGAGCAGTTCGGCGGGGAATGGCGCTTCTACACGGGGCGGGTCTACAAGCTCTTTAAGCCGGACGTGCATCTCGTCGAGCCGTTTGAGATTCCGAAGACGTGGGACGTGGGTAGCGGGATCGATTTCGGCTCCCGTGATCCCATGGCGGCGGAACTCGCGGCGCGCTCCCCGACCGGGGAAGTCTATTTCTTCGGGGAATACTATCAGCAGAACCAGGAACTCTCGACGCACGACCACGCCGCGCAAATACTCCGTACAGAAGAACGCCTAGGAGTCCAAGGGCGCATGACGCGCGTCGCGGATCATCATGGCTTGGGCCGGCAATTGATCACCGACGCCTCGCGCGCGGGGATGCTCTGCCTCCCCTGCGCCTCACACGATCGGCGTGCCCGGCGCGATTGCGCCATGAGCGCCATGACACCGCATGCGAACCAGCATCCCTACCATGTCCGCGAAGCGGGCGGCGCGAACGGTCTGTATCCGAAACTCTTTATCTTCAAGGGGCGCTGTCCGAACCTCGTGCGGGAATTGCAATTCCTTCGGTGGCGCGAGGGAGACAAAAAAGAAGGGGCGGTGAACGATACCGAGGGCGACAACCATGCGATCGATGCGATGGAATATCGCCTGGAGCGCTGGGGCGTGGGGCGCGTCGTGCGCTTTCGCCGGGCGGGGCATGCCAATACGGGGAGCGCCATTCTGGACCGCACGGGCTATTGCTCACGCGTGTCGGTCCCGCTCTGGGGACGAGACAAGTTTGTGGCACGAGGGATCTAAGTGAAGAAGCGAAAGACGAAACGCCGTGGCTATTAACCTCGACGCCGATCCCGAGCGCGTGGTCCAGCAGGTGGTGGCCTGTTGGGAGCAGTGGACCGCCGGGCGCCGGAAGAAAGAGCGGATTTGGTCGGAATGCGTGATGAACTATCTCTGTGAAGTCGATGAGGCGAAGTATGACGCCTGGCCGTGGCGCTCGAAAGTGGCGGATACGCTCTCGCAAGAGACCGCGGATACCGTGGCCTCCTCGATCTTGAACGGCCTCTTTCCCCTCAATGAAAAATATCTCGATCTCACGGGCGACGATGAACGGAGTGTGACGACCGCACCGCTGATGCAAGCCTATCTCGAAGCGCAATTGACGCGCGCGGGCTTTCTCGAAGCCCTGCGTCCCTGGGTGAAGCAGCTCGCCGTGATCGGGAACGCGCCCTATCTGGGGTCGTTCGGCTCCGTGCGCCGGCCCCACAAGCGCCGGGAGCGGCGGACGAATCTGAAGACGCGCCAACCGAGCTATCCCGTCATCACAGCCAGCGCCGTGCCGACGGTGAAGTTTCAGGCGCTCGACGCCTTCGATGTCGTCTTTGATCCCAAGGCCCTGTCGCGTGACGAGTCGCTGCTCGTGTGGCGCGTCGTGCTCTCGAAGGCGCGCGTGCAGCAGATGGAGAATCTGGATCAGGCGGCGTTGGGCGAGCTGGAGTCCGTCGAAGGGGGCGGCCCGCGCGAGCCCTCGGACAGTTTGAAAGACAAGCGCGCGCGCGTCTACGGCCTTGAAGCGCCAGAGGGGACGCACACGGCGGCAGATCCCGATGAGATCGAGCTGCTCTGCGCCTACGGCGATCTGGAAGTGGACGGCGAACTGTTCGAGAATCAGGTGGTCATCGTCGGCAATCGCACCGTGCTCCTCCGCGCGGAGACCGAACCATTTTGGGCAGGGCGCCCGCTCGGCTGGGGCGGCTATGATCAACTGTGGATGGACGGCTATGAAAAAGGCCCGCTGGAGTCGATTCGGGGCGTGCAGTCGCTCGTCGATACGTTTCAAAACCAAAAAGCCGATATTCTCAATTTAATTATCAACGGGGCGTTTGCGTACGTGAATGATGGGATTATTGATCCAGACAATCTCTGGCTCAGACCCGGCGGATTTATCGAAGTCGGGGATTTAAATAATCTCAAACCCCTGCAACCCTCAGCCAATGTGGCCTTGACCTATCAGGAAATCAGCCAACTCCGCGAACAGGCGGAACGCTCAAGCGGCAAATCGCGCTTTGATATGGGCCAGGCCCCCGGCGGACGCCGCACGGCCTACGAAGCGAACTTGATCCGGGGCGGGGGCTCCGCCCGCGCGAACGATATTTTGAAACACTTGGCGAACGGGCCGATGGAAGGCTATCTCCAATGGGCCTTAGGCACGTTGCAACAGCTCAAGTGGGATAGCGGCGAGATTCCGAACGACGTGCTCGCTGGACAGTATACGCTGAACTACTTAGGTGCGGATCTCACGACCTTGCGCAATTTCCAGATTCAGAATTTCCAAATGGCGATGCAAGTTGCGGCACAAGCCCCGCCGGAGATGACCGCACACGTCAATTTCCGCTACGTCTGGCAGCAATTGTTTCGCGCCCTCACGATGGACGATGCCCACGCGCTCAATAGTCCCGAGGAGGCCGCGCGGATTCTGGCGCAGACGGCGCAACGGCCCCAAGGCCAGCCGCAGGCCCCACGGGAACCATCCGGCTCAGGCATCGGCGGACAAGACGCTGGGATCCTGAGCCTCATTCAAGGAGATGCCGCATGAAGAAATACCTTGGATTTATCTGTCTTCTCTCTCTCATGATGGTCTCACTGTCTCAGGCGCAAGTCGTAAATCCACGGGAGCGCACGGTCTTTGCCTGTACGGTCACGGCCAGTACGGCGACGACGCTCACGGCGGTCGGCGGGAGTTGTGTGGCGCCTGGCGCGTCCCTCTCGTTCTATATTACCGATATTGAATTCGGCGCCTCTGCCGCCAGCAGCACCACGGCGGATTCCGCGCCGACGATTAAATACGGGACGGGAGGCACCTGTGGGACGGGCACTACCGTCGTCTGGTCTGGGGTGCAGGCGGCGAATACCATGGTAGCGTCGCATTTCATGGCGCCGCTCAAGATTCCGCATAACAACGAACTCTGTTGGATCGCCTCGGTCGCGGGCACGAAATGGGGCAAGATTACGGGATATCTGGAACGATGAGCCGACTCCAAGAGGAATTGCAGCGCCGGGCCGCGCCGCGTGGGCGCACCGAAACGGAAGCGGAGATTTTGAAGACCTACGATGCGCGGGTGGCGAAGTTTCGGACGCTCTTTCGGAACAAGGACTTTGCGGAATATCTCAAGCTCGAAGCCGAAATGAACGATCCAAAAATCGTGATTGCGCTGAAATGCGCGGATCCGGTCTGCGAAAGCTTGAAACAGAAGATTCGAGATTTTTGGAATCGGCAGCGGGTGTTAGCAAAATTGCGTGAGACCGCATGAATAAGCCAGGGCAAGGCATTGTACAGAATCCCATTCGGCTGGTGGACTCCATGGGGCCACGGCCCCCGAAATTGAAACGCTTTCAACGCGAAGCCGCCGAACGAGTGGCGGCATTCGAGGCGCAACGCGCCCAGGAGGAACGGACCATGACGCCAGGCATCAAGCTCCAGGAATTGAATCCGGTGGCGCATCAGACGAAAGCGACGTTTACACCAATGAAGACGGGCATTCCGCCACGCCCTCCGAATCCTGCCGTGCAGCGCATCTCGCGGGAGGTCGAACCTGTTGAGACCGGCCCCGATATGTTCACGGAGATGGAAGCGGAGTTTGCTCCGCCCGCCGCGCCGATGGTCACTGCGGAGGGGCCGGCGAGTGAGGGGAGTGAACCGGAGATGGATGTGGACAACATCCTCAATCGGTTTAAGGGCACGACCGAAGAGAAGCTGAAGCAGTTGGCGAAAAGCTATGGGCATTCGGAAAAGCGCCAGCGGCAATTGGAACAGGAAAAGCAGTTATTGATGAAGCCGCCACAACAGATGCCGCAGGCTGCTGCCCCCGCCTCGCAACAGATCCAGGTGACGCCGCAGTTCGATTATAAGAAATGGGGCGATACATTCCTGGATCGGCCCGATGAGCGTGTGAAGGAATTAGAACAGCATATTCAAGCGCGCGTGGAGCAGAAGATGGTGGAAGTGGCGGGGCCGCTCTATGAAGAGGCCATCGATAATCGGCTGTTTCGCAAATACGGCGATGTCGTGACGGAAGAGAATCTCGACGTGATTAAAGCGATGGCACAGGGCGAGCCTGGCGCCACTCGCTGGGAGCAAATGATGCACGCCGTGCAGAAATATAAAGGGGCGATGCCGCAGACGGTCCCGGCCCAGAACCGAGAGGTGCAGCAGATGATTCAATCAGCCCAATCGCCCACGCCGCAGGCGCGGCCGTCCGGCGAGAAAAAAATGTGGAAAGAAAGTGAGATTCGTGCGACGATGCAGAAGAAGATCAAGAACGGCGACTATCAACGAGACCCCCGCTGGCGTAATCTCATTGATACCGCCTATCGTGAAGACCGCGTGATTCGCGGTCAGTAGTGGGCGCTCCTCCTCCTCGCTGACTGGGACCGCTCTGGGTCCCACAATCAGCCTGATAGCACTCCGCATCGCGGACAATGCTTGAGGACTCAGCTGAGTCTTTAAGTCTTGCTCTGACCATACGGAGGCTATTATGGCACTCGGAACTGCTCCTGTTACTGTCACCACAGCGGCCACCTATATCCCAGAAATTTGGGCGGAAGAACTCCGTGCCTTTCGGGAAATCAATACCGTGATGCGCCAGGTGGTCTACAACTATCCCTTCGAGGGGAGTGTGGGCGATACGATCCACGTGCCGGCGCTCGGGCGCCTCACCGTCATTACCGTGTCCGAAGGGGGCGACGACGCCAACTCGGTGAATACGGAAGGCGAATTCAACGGTGTCATTACCCGCCATCGCGGCGTGCGCCTTCAGATTCCAGATCGTGCGGGCAAACAGTCGAAATACGACATTGCTGCCGCCAATATTCCCGGCATGGGAAGGGTCTTGGCCGAAGATCTCGATGCGCATATTCTGGCGCTTGAGGTGGGCTTCCAGGGCGGACAACGCTACGAAGGCGACGGCACCACGTTTACCACGCCGGGCGCCGATCTCACCGATGCGGGCTTCCGCATCATTCTCGAAAAACTCGATGTGGCGAACGTGCCCTTCGATGATCGGTTCGGCGTGTTTCATCCTCGCCAGAAGAACATCATGATGGGGATTTCGCGCTTTACCGAATATCAAATGATCGGGCCTGGCGGGATGCCGATTCGCACAGGCTTGATGGGTGAACTCTATGGGGTGCCCATCTATTTCTCGACGAATACGGCGTTGATTGCCGCCGCCGACGATGCGAATCTGGTGGGACAACGCGAGGCGATCATTCTCGCCATCCAATCCGATATTCGTGTGCAGACAGACTACGTGCTCCAGAACTGGAGCGGCTTGGTGGCGTGCGATTATCTCGGCCAAGCGTTCGAGTTCCGGGACGATCATGCGGTAGCCGTATTGACGACCATTTTGTAATGAGAGACAGCGGGGGATCGGCATGAGGCCGGTCTCCCGTTGGCTAGGCCATGGCCAATCTCCTTTCCCGCACGACCGGCAACTGGCTCACCGCAGGCACCTGGGGCCTGGTCGATACGACGAGCTATCTGAACAGTGAGACCGGCGCCTCGACCTGTCCGACCTCTGGCGGGGCCTCCGCACGCTCGGCCGGCTTCACGCCTGGCGCGATCACCATCGATGGGATCGCCGTCAAACTCGCCAATCGCACCGGCACCACCGGCACCCTGACGGTTGAACTCTGGAACAACACCGGCAGTGCGGTCGTGGCGGCGACGACCGTCACGATCAATACGGCGGATCTTCCTGCGGCCGTGACGGCTAACGCCGACGGGGGGTGGATCGTCTTCGGCTTTGCGAGCGTGTTGTTGGTCGCGGCGACCGAATACATGGTGCAATGCACGACCTCCACCGCGAGCCAGATTAATTTGTTCCGCGATGCCACGGCGAATAATTGGGCACGGATGCTGCGCACCACGACGACGCAAGCGCCGGCTGCGGGAGATGATATGGTGGTCTCCGGCGACTTTACCGGCGCGGGCACGAGCAACAGCTTTGAAGCGACGATGAACTCCACGACCGCGACGGATTACGGCTCCAACTCCACGTCAGCGGTCATTCCTGCCGTGGCTGTGTGTAATAAAGGGACATTGGACTACGCGGCGGCCGCGGCCACCAATTATATTCTTCGCCTCTCGGGACATCTGATCGTCTATCAACTCGGCACGTTCAATATCGGGAAGGTCAGCGTGCCGATGCCACGGAACAGTACGGCGGTGTTGGAATTCGATTGCGCGGCGGATGGCGATTTTGGCTTGATAGCCAGGAACGGCTCGACGGTGAACATGCAAGGGCTGTCCCGCACGTCGGGGAAGAACGTGGTCTCGTGCAAGCTCAATACCGATGAAGCGGCTGCGCAGACGGTGCTGGGGGTCGATACGGATACGGGCTGGTTGAGCGGCGATCAAATTGCGATTGCGAGCACGACGAGAACCAGAGGAGAGAGTGAGTTGCGCACGCTGTCGGCGAATGCCAATGCGTCGGATATGACCGTGACGGCGGGACTCACGAATGCGCATTCAGGCACCTCCCCGACGCAAGCCGAAGTCATCAACATCACGCGCAATGTGAAGGTCCGTGGCGTGACGGCTGGACAAGTGACGTTTTTCAACGTGAAAGATACGGCGGTCGTGGATCTCGATTGGGTCGAAGGCTCTGAGTTGTCAAAATCGGCAACCGGCCAACGCGGGATT